CCTCAACCCCGTAGCCAACGCACAGGAGGCTCAAGGACGATGGGCAGACGGCAAGCAGATGTTTGCGATCAACGAGATGGATGAGAAGCTGATTCCCATCACATCCAAGGCGATGCTGGAATCGTATCCTGCGGACGCTATCGGATGGATGGAGCCAGAGGCGCAAACCCGCTTCATGCCAGAGAAACTAGACTCCGACTACATGAAAGCTGTCGAGTCTGGTGATGTGGAGGCACAGCAGATGATGGTGGATGAGGTCGCGAAGCAGGCTGGCTATAGACAAGGAGTTTTATGGCATGGATCAAGAGGTAAAAAATTTACGGTTTTTGATGAAACTAAAGGAGATAGACTACCTTGGATGGAAGGTAGTGTAGGTCATTATTTCTCACCAGATAAAAACATTGCTAGTGCAATGGGTAGTAATGTTTTAGGTGCTTATCTTAAAATGGATAATCCATTGATTCTTGATGCTGGTGATTATTCTTATTCTGCAATTACACCAGCACGCAAAAAAGAGATTCAAAAACAAGGGTATGATTCAGTAATTGGAACCCCGCAAACTAATGCGGGGAAACAAGAATTTATTGTATTTGATTCCAACCAAATCAAATCCGCAGACCCAATCACCCGCGACGACTCTGGCAATGTCATCCCGTTGAGCAAGCGGTTTGATGTGGGGAGTAGGGATATGCGGTTCATGCCAGAACCAGTACCAGTTGCCAAGACATCAGACGAGGCATTGCAAGAAAGTGAGTCTGGAGAGCTTCAATCAACTGGAGTTGATGTTCCTGAATCTGTTGACGAGCAATCGGTAATTTCTAATGCAATCAAGGTTGCAAACTCACAATCGTGGAGAAAAGGGCGAGACTTTAAACTTGAGATTCAACGCAGAGTTCTTGATGCCGCAGAAAAAGCGGGTGTCAAGCTATCTGAGAGAAGCTTGGAATCAATTGAATATCTTGCAAGAGTTGGACTGAAAGATGCGCTAATTGCACTAGAACAGAACCCAAATGCCATTGGTTGGTATGACGAGAAAACCAAGCAAGCCCTTGGTGTGATGTCGCTAATGTTCCCAGAAATCGCAACAGATCAAAACGCTCGCTTTGCATTTACTTGGGCATTGGCTGTAACATCAAACGGACTCAAGGTGGACAAGAACTTTGAGCTGGCAGAACGAGTGTATCGTGAATATCGCAATACAGGGAAAATGCCTACCAACATTCAAGCTGGTCAGGCACAGAAAGCGATTAACAAAAGTCTCGATTTGTTCAATCAACTTATTGGTGAGTGGGGAATTGATAACACCCGTCAATTCATGCAGACTGATTTTACTGTTGGTGAAATAGCGCGATTAGGAGTTGTATCAAAAACAGATAAAAAAGAAGTAAAACCGGGTGGAGAGCATTCAGACACTATAGTTCGAGGATCAGCTATTCTTGGGCCAAAAATTGGCAACGGATTCTTCTCAAATTTATATGGTTTATTTGATGCTCTAACTATGGATCGTTGGTTGGTTCGTACTTGGGGAAGGTGGACTGGAACGCTCGTTGAGTTGAATCCAGAACTGACGCAAAACGCAAAAACAAGGCTTGAGGAAACCCAATCACAATTGACAGATTCCGAAAAATCTCTAATGGATAAAGTTATTGGGAAAGATATATCCCAAATGACTACGGAAGAGCTTGCTTTTGCCATTCAAAAAGCATCCATGAAACCAAAATTGCGAGAAGCAATGAATGCAACCGCAATGGGTGAGGAGTTTCGAATGGCCGGAAATGGACTAGCTAAATACCTTGATGGGCAAAAAGAAGCCCCAGCAAACCCAGCAGAACGCAACTTTATCCGAGAAATCTTCGGTTTAATGCTTGACGAACTTAGGGCAGATCCAAAATATAAAGACCTGACGATGGCAGACTTGCAGGCAGTCCTGTGGTATGCTGAAAAACGCCTTTATGAAACCGCTAAGGTTAAAGCAGATCAAGATGCAATTGACTCGTCAGATGCTGACGGATACGAAGATGACGAGGCCCCAGACTACGCAAACGCCGCAATTGGCGTTGCTCGTAAAAACGGAGTTCCATCAAAAAGAATAAACGAAGTATTAGAGAAAATAAAAAATGACGGCGCAACAATTACACAATCTTCAGATGAAGGACGGAGTAGAACTGAAGACCAGCAGCAGAAAAGTGCTGGAGGGTTTGCTGGCAAACAAAAGCAACAGTTCAAACAATATGTCTCAGTCTCAAGAGTTAGACGAAATCGGACGGGCAATGAAAAGGCACTCTGGTCTTACCAGACAAGAAGCGGAGTCGATAGTGGCGACACAGGGGTTCTAAAACCAAAGGCCAAAAAGAATCTAGGTGTAAAGTACATTTCTGAGTGGAAGCCGGGAAGGAAGCTTTCAAATACATTTAGAAATAATGGTCTTCCTGTTGTCAAGTTCTTGGAGCTTGATCCCTCTGACCAAGTATCAGCGAAAAAGTTCGCAGATACCATCCAACAAAGCAAAGACGAGTCACCTCACGGTGCTGCAGTTTATGTTTACCCGGTAGAGGATTACCAAGGAATGAAGTTGTTCCTTTCGGATTCGGGCAAGTCTGGATTTGCGGTCAAGCCTGATGGTGATATTGTTTCTGTATTCTCAATGGAAAAGGGAAGTGGGCGCAGCATTATGGAAGCGGCTATTTCCGCTGGTGGAAAAAAACTGGATGCATTTGATACCATTCTTCCAGAGTTTTACGGAACGCATGGTTTTGTGGAGGCGGCAAGAATTCCTTGGAATGACGAATTTGCCCCGGATGGCTGGGATAAAAACGCCTTTAAGAAGTTCAACAATGGTGAACCAGATGTTGTTATGATGGTGCTTGATCCAAGCCTTGAGGGAGAGTATCAGCCAAGAACGGATATTTATACTACTGATTATGATCAGGCTGTAGAAATGCAAAATGCCATGTTAAAAAAAGCCGCTAGAAGCAGGCCCAAAAAAGCCTCTGCGGACATTCAAAAACCAACCGCAACACCTAATCAATCTGCGCCTAAAAAACCAGCAAGGAAGTCACAAGCAAAAGGTAACGCTTCAGCTATTGCAAACGCCGCAAAGCTGAAGTAAAACTAACCACCATGAGCGAGAAACTAACCGCAGAACCAGATCAGGAATGGTTCGCAGAGGTCATGCGTCGAGCCGAGGAACACGGCAACAGGCAGCGTGTGGAGTTCTGGAACCCGCAGGCTGCGGCAAAGTGCCTCTGGCTGCTCGCACAGGGGAAGTCTATCAAGTCCACCTCCGAGATCACCGGGCTTGCCCGTGACACCGTGCGGTCGCTCATGTGGCGGCATTCTGACACTCTGGAGACGAAGCGGAAGGAATTCTCGCAGAAGTACGCGATGGCGGCGGAGACCTACACCGACCTGCTATTTGCAAAGGCAGACCAGTTGTCAGACGACCCCGACCAACTCAAGAACATCTCCCCAGACCGACTGGCGATCACCGTTGGAGTTTTAACGGACAAGTCTATGCAGCTCTCTGGCATGGCTACTGCGGTCGTGGAACACAGGCAGGGTGCGAGTATCGACGATGCCGCCAAGATGATCGCAGAGGCTAAATCTCGCATCGCCAGCAAGGTGAAGGCGCAGGCAGTCGAGGCTGAAATTGTCGCATGATCCCAGAACCAGAATCCAGACACGCAGACCACCTCAAGGATGGTGGGAATCCAGTTCGCCACTACATGGTCGAGCATGACGGCACGCAGCACAAGTGCCACACGCTATCCTACGCCTCGTACTTGGCCGAGAAGTTCAACGCTAAGGTTTGGAATGTAGTGCTGGAGAAGTACATTGAGCCACACATAGGCATATGCAGGTACTGCCACAGGCATCGCGAGCTTCATTTTGTTGACGGGAATAGAGGGTCATTCCCAGCGGAAGAGGATACATTTGGATGCCCTGAATGCGGAAGTGTTTATCGGATAATCGACATCCTCATGGAAACGGACGCATACAAGACCAACCCATGAAGTGGCGTACCCACCAGATCCTTTCCCCTCCGACCGATGAGGAAATCTCCCTCATGGAACCTACAGACCTTGTGGAGCTGCACAGGGTCTACCACGAAGCCGTAGACAACGCTGAACGCGATCCGTACCGCTTTGGCTTCCGACTCCCACACTGGGCGAAGGCAGAGGATCAGCTACAGGAGGTCAACGAGATTGTAGCACTTGGCGGCAACCGCAGCGGCAAGACGCAGTGGGGTGCATTCTCCGTGGTGCGTGCGGCTATTGAGAACCCTAATGCCGAGATCATGTGCTTTGCACAGACTTCCGAGGTGAGCATCCGCCAGCAGCAGAGTGCCGTGTGGGACTGGTTGCCAGCGGAGCTACGCACGAAGCAGACTTCCTCTGGGACATATATCTCATACACGAAGAAGAATGGCTTTACTGACTCATCGCTAATCCTCCCCAATGGCTCGCAGATCATCTTCAAGACCTATAGTCAGTACCAGAACAACCCCACCATCTTGGAGGGAGCGGAGCTGGGTTCTAGGTCTCCTGTGTGGCATAATGTGGGGTGTTGGCTGGATGAGTATTTGCTTGGCCCTGAGTTGATCAACACCCTGCGGTTCCGACTGGCGACCCGCAACGCAAAACTGCTGCTGACCTTTACGCCTATTGACGGGTACACGGAGGTCATTAAAGAGTACCTAGACGGTGCTACGAGCGTAGAGAGCCGCGAGGCTGAACTGCTAAATGGTGAGCTTGTCCCCTATGTCCAGAGGAGCAAGAAGCGCAACGCAAGCGTCCACTACTTCCACTCGCAGGACAATCCTTTCGGTGGCTACGCACGCATTCGGGAGACACTGGTTGGTCGTCCTAGGGAGGAGATCCTAATTCGCGCGTACGGGGTTCCTGTAAAGTCCCATGCCACCAAATTTCCCAAGTTCAACAAGGAGGTCAACATTGTTGAGCCTCACACTATTCCAACCAAGAATGTGACCCGCTACCATATCATCGACCCTGCTGGTGCGAAAAACTGGTTTATGTGTTGGATTGCCGTGGATGAGAGCGGGACGTTCTGGGTCTACCGCGAGTACCCCGGCGTGGACGTGGGTGACTGGGCTGAGTGGCGCGGCGGCAAGTGGGTGCCGGGACAGGGAGCGAAAGGCCAAGGTTTTGGTATCAGGGACTATGTTGAACTAATACATGACCTTGAGGGTGACGAGGAGATCGAAGAGCGTCTAATTGACCCCAGACTAGGTGCAGCCAAGTACCAAGCCGCAGATGGTGCATCTAGCATCATCGAGGATTTGAACGACCAAGACATCGCGTGCATCCCCGCCCCCGGCTTGGAGATCGATGACGGGTTGCAGGCTTTGATCGGGAAAATGGCGTGGGATACAACTATCCCGCAAGATTCCATCAATCGACCGCATTTCTATGTTAGTTCCGAGTGCGAGAACATTATCCAAGCTTTGTCCGAGTACACGGGTGACGGGGGGCTAAAGGAGGCATGGAAAGACCCTATTGACGTTCTACGCTACGCAGCTGTGTCTGGTATTGACCATGTGGATGGGTCGCATATATCTGTAACCATACAGGGAGCAGGAGGATACTAATGACAAACGAAAACCAAACCGAGGCCTTTAACGATGCGCTCGATGCCGCCATTGACCGATTCACGCAGGAATTTGACCTAACATATGCGTCAATTGTTGGCGTGCTGTCTATGAAGGTGGTGGAATTAACCTTACAATCAGGACAATGTTATGAAAAAGACGACTAATAAAAAGGATAAATCAGCGACCAAGTCAGCGACCAAGTCAGCGACCAAGTCAGCAAAACCAAAGGAGGAGCCTATTGTTTCCGTTATGGAGGCAGAGGTTGAGTCCCCAGAGGTGCTGGTGGCGCAGGTAATTAGCCTCGCCAACAACCCCAGATATGTATATGCC